GCATTAAATAATAATCGTTATGTCCATAACAGGTATTAGAGAACTTCTTTCACGTTCAGATGCAAGCGGATCAAAATCCACAATATTGAAACCTTTGACATGGTTCTTAGCACTAATAATTGGAGGTATTTTGACATTACTAAAATTTGGATCGCCTATTTGGTTAACTATAATGCTGGCTGTTATTTTTTGCTTAGGAGTTGCTGTATTCTTTTTTGTTTACATATATTGTTTGATAAATGATAGAGATTCATTAAGAAGTGAAAAATTTACTATTCAAAAACTGGCTATTGAAAAAGGAATTATGGGTGATGATGTGACTGGAATTGCACCATTATCTAATAATCGTCAACCAAACGAATGTAACTCTCGACTATCAAAGGAGGATGGAATATGAAAAAAAGATTTGTAGTTTGTTATAGCGACAACATCCCCAAAGAAAAGGAGATGCATTTTATACAATTTATAAAAGATAATAAATTGGGGTGGTGGCATTGGATTAGTAATATGTGGCTGTTGGTAGATAGTTCTGGTCAAATGACAGCATCAATACTTAGAGACAAAATATGTAAGCTTTATTCTGAAAATCGAGTTATGGTTATTGAATTGGATGGAGATAGAGACACGTGGGCCGGCTTTGGACCAACTCAACCCAAAAATATGTTTGACTGGATAAAACAAAATTGGGGGAAGGATTGAATTTAAATTCCATAACCCAGAATTCCCCATCGCTAAGCATCTAAACTTGGTGATGGGGGATTCTGACTATTTGAATGTTATTTTAACATATCTTTTCGGTTCCAGTTCCAAGAACAATTTTTCTCCTTTTCATCATATAAATATGGATCTCCGCTTTTGTCATTAAATCTAATTTTGATACTAACACTATTTTCTCCTTTCTTTATACAACGATTATATATAGCCTCGTCTATCTGTTGTGGGGTGAATGAGAAAAACATATTCCGATCAATACCTTTGTCATTATATCTTGCGACAATCACATATCGCATCTGCACCGGCATATATTGATTAAACCTATCAAGATTAATTTGTGCGTATATCCTTCCATCCTTTATTGATGTTGTTTTAACCTGCACATAATAATACACGTTGTCCTTAAATGCTATTATATCAACCCCATCATCTATCATCATCCGATTTGCATTATATCCAGAAAATAACAATTCTGATATAACGGCACATTCTCCGGCCGTTCCAATATATTCACTATTAACAGGATCAAGGAGTACCGTTTTTTTCTTTCTTTTACCATACTTACCGCTTGAATATATAAGCTCCGATTCACTTTCAAGTTTTTTATCTTTGGATATTAATTCTACGACTTGTTTCTCAACAGAATCTCTTTCTTTTACATCAATCAACAAATTATCTGGATAGAGCATAGAAATAATAGCTTCTTTTATCTCCTTTATTCTTTTCTTGTCGGAATAATTCTTAAACACAGAAAGAATCAATTCCATTGTAACTTCCTTGTTTTCCATAATATCCTTATTTTATCTTTTCTCTTGTTTTAAAATCAATCACTATGCAATCTCGGTCTCCGATTGGCGATCATTCCTTCTTTTTAAACCAACCATCTCTCGAAGTACAGCATTCTCGGCACGGAGAGATATTATCTCTTCATCTAATAATTCCACAGGCAAAGGAGAGGAATCGCCTAATAGCATTTCGCCTTTACCTCGGAGAAGCCATTCGGCAGAAAGATTAGGGAAGTAATGCAAAAACGCTTCAATTGTGTGTGCAGACAATTGAACATCTCCTTTAATTTGCCTATTGAGCGTAGTTTGAACTATACCAAGCTCTTTACTTAAAAAGGTAATAGAACAACCATTGTTATAAATTACCTTATTAATTCTCTCTAACACTGAATTTTCCATAAGAATATTATTTAGAATATTTCTAAATAAGCATATTTGCATTATTTTTCGTACACAATTCGTTGCAATAATGCAAATATGCCTTATCTTTGCGTTGTGATACTACTCTAACAAGTATCACAACGCAACAAAAAAGTTTAATATACAAAAATAATATACATTATGTTAGCGACAAAGCAAAAGCGAAGAAAAAAGACAGTCATTGACGGAATAGTAATGCGCCCTGTCTGGACTGAAACATTTAAGAATTTCAAGGTTGGTGAATCAAAGACATTCTACCGACCGGACCTAACCACAACCCAGGCCCGTGTCATAGCTGCAAGGCTGAACACTTCCACAAACATGAAATTTTCTGTCTCTACTGGAGAGTTGGAAGAATACTGTATTGTAAAACGGGAGGTATGAGTTATTGTCTCTCAGATGATAACAATCACAAAGTTAAGCAATCCCAGCAGAGGGTAGTGCCTCCGCTGGGAACAAAAAAACAAACAACCCTATGAACGCAGAAATAACATTCTTCGAGAAATCGGTCACCTACGACAAGTTTGTGACGGATATAGCCGCCCGTCTCGCTTCATTCATGAAAGAGGACAAAGACGATCCGGAATATATCTCACAGCGGAGAGCGGAAAGAATATACGGACAGGCAAACGTACTCCGCTGGAGAAGATCAGGAGCTATCAAACCAATAATAAGACCGGGTAAGATAGAATATCCAACGGCCCAACTGAAAGAGTTAAGCCGTGTAGACGAGATATTCATCAGATGGCAATTGAGCAAAAAGAAAAAATAAACCAACCGTCGGAGTTTTCCGATATCCGCTCCTTTAGCTCAGACAGGTCAGAGCAGATCACTCATAATGATAAGGTCGCCGGTTCAAGTCCGGCAGGGAGCACCGATATAGACGTTCTTTAACATTGTGGATTAAATCCTACCTTCCAGTAAATAGGCTTTTGCTTGGGCTGGTAGACAGGTCGTTTCAATCGATCAGCAACAAACTGTATGAGGTTATTGCTTCCGGTGTTGTTTAACCGGTGTTGTCGATGTGAGGTTGGGACGCGTAACGTTCACTTTCAGATGATCCCTTTCGGTATTACTCGGTCATGGAGTTGGTCAACCGTCGTTACGAATAAGATATATCCCGGACATGAAGGCGCTACGCTGCTGATTGGATCGGCTGCCGGGAACGAATTTTTACTCAACTAATTCTTTAATTTTTATTGTTTACAGCTAACGAAGTTGGCAAAACCAACTTATCCGTATCCTCTTGCGACAAGCCGATACGGTTTCTTTTTTGACTCTTTTTATTTCCATAACTATATAACTCGTGGCAATCCCTATCCGGGTATCCTTGCGGTGGTTGGTTAAGAAGACCGTATTGCCACATAACAAACATTGATATGAAAGAAATATTCATTCCGCCTTAGAGATGGTTGGGCGGCCAAATAAACAAGGTGAAAATTTTAATTATATCAACGTGTCTCGCCTAAAAAGCTCACCTGGGTTTACACGCGGATCGAGTCCGCGATTGGCCTCAGTTATTTTTTATTGGTTTAGAATAAGTAGTAATATCGCCGTATCGGCCTGTGACAGGTAGATACGGTTTCCTTTTTGAAACAAATTTAAAAATCAACGATATGGAAACAGAAAACAAAATCATCTTTGTGATGGCCTTGCTTATGGCAATAGGCAGTGGTGTCGGGATGTTCTACAACTATTCCCTTGTTCTCTTCTTTGCATGTGGCCTTTCCTTATTATATGCAATACATAAGGAGGAACGGAAATGAAGGAGATCTACATCAAGAACCCGGACGGCGATCTTTGCTACGACGGAGAAGAAACCAATGATCCAGAATTCGACGAAATGTTAGAAGATTGGAGGTTTGAAATGAACACGTACAACTATTAAAATATAGCAAATGAAAACAAAAGAAGACTTGCAGGCGATGAGCCACGGAGAGCTCGTTGAATACGCATTGGAAGCACAGAATAACATAATTATTGCATGTGACTATCAAAGAAAATGCATAAGGCTGGAGGAGATCCTTTCCGCCATCGGCATCGTATATGAGGCTTACAAAAACGAACAACATTAAAACAGTATAATAATGGAACAACAGATTCAAACAACAGAACTGCAGATTACCCAGGCAAAACAAGCTGCCGAATTTGCACTTACTCCGGTCGGACAGATAGTGAAACAGTTCGAGGTCATGCAACGCATGGCAAAGATGTACACGGAAAGCACAATCGTACCAGAAACCTATAAAGGCAATGTTGGCAACTGTGTGATTGCGATTGATATGGCAACACGTATGGGCGTGAATTCGCTGATGGTCATGCAAAACCTTTACATTGTCAAGGGCAACCCCTCATGGTCGAGCAAATTCCTTATTGCTACCATCAACATGAGTGGTAAATATTCATCCCTACGATACCGAAAACGAAGTCTCGGTAAGGTCGGAAAGATCAAATATAACGAAACGGTTTGGGATAATGTTGCTAAGCGTAATACCATAGTGGTAAAAGAGTTTGACGGTACAGATGTTGACAACATTGAATGTATTGCCTACGCAACTGAACTTTCTACAGGGGAGACACTTGAATCCGATCCTATAACGATTGAAACGGCAATTAAGGAAGGATGGTATACAAAAACCGGTAGCAAGTGGGTTACAATGCCAAGCCTTATGCTTACTTATCGTGCTGCTGCATTCTGGCAACGTATGTACTGTCCTGAAATCAGCATGGGATTCTTGACTAAAGAAGAAGCTGACGACATACAGGATGTCGAATATGAAGAAATCAAGCCCAAAAACAAGCTGGCCGATCTGGCAAGCAAAGCAGCCGTCCAAAAAAAAATGGAAGAACAGCAACCATACCCGGCTGAAAAAGCAGAGACGGATAGTAAACAACCCTCACAAAAAACCCTGTTATGATTGATAATGCAGCACAGCATACGATAGCTTGGTTCCGCGCCCGTCATGGGAATATCACAGGCAGCAATGTCGGCTTACTAATGAAAAGCGGGCGCACGGACATCTTTTCTGAAACGGGGAAAAGCTACATATATCAAATAGCATCAGAAAGGGCAATGAATCCGGCTATCGTTAATGACGATAGCCAGTTTGCCGAATATCTCAAGCAAACGGAAG